AGGATCAGAGCATCTAAGGCACAGGCTCAGGGTGCTATCAGTCCACTTAGAAGTTTAATCGCTAACTATAAAGCTGCGCTCAGCTAAAGGGGTATATTATGATGGAAATGCACGGAAAAGGTAAGATGGAAGCTGCAAAGATGCACTACGAGGCGCTCATGGCCGCTTTGGCTGCTCTTGGGATGTCACTCGCTGACTTTGAAGAAAAGATGAGCGGAGAAGGCATGGAAGAGGGCGAAGAGTACGAAGAAGGCGAAGAAGAAGGCGAAGAGATGCCAATGAAAAAGCCTATTGATAAGGCAAAAGTGGCTGTCATCGTCGCTCGCATGAAAAACAAAATGAAAGGGTAAGCCATGCGTAAACTTGAGCTTTTGATTCTCGCATCTCGTCGAGCTACCGAGAACCAAGAGTTCACGGATACGGCTGGTATTCAGGACGAGGAGTTTATCCAGTATTTTAACGATGGTCAGGAAGAGATTCACTCGCTTCTTAACCAGGCGTTTCCTCATATCCTGATGGCCTCTAAAGAGATCCAGATGGTTCAGGGTCAGGAAGCCTATGACATTCCTGAAGATGTTTATCTGGGTACTCGGATTGATTTCGTAGAGTTTTCGCCAAACGGAGAAGCTCAGAACTATTACCCATTGAAAAAGGGCAGCCTTAAAGAGCGCCTTAATGGCCTTCAGACTGATCCTACCTTCTATATCCGTAACGGCTCTCAGCTTCTGATGCAGCCTGCTCCTCAGTCTAGTAACGGTAAGATTCGAGTAAGCTATCAGAAAGCGATCCCTCGTTTAGACATTCAGAGGGCTACGGTTGAGACCGTTACCCTTGGCGCCGGTAATACGATTACGACGCTCGTCCTAGATGACACCTTGCTACTCGATATCGACGCTCTTCTTGAAGAGGGTTACATTACAGTTACAGATAAAGATGGCGTCGTGAAGATGCAGTCAGTCCCTGTAACTGCAATCTCGACAACTGGTGTAGTAACGATCGCTCCTGGGTTTGCTTATCAGACTGGAGAATTCATTGCGGTAGGGGATGTAGTCTTAAGGGGCAAGAAAAGCTCTCAGTTTAGTTCATTGCCAGATGTTACAGAGAAGTACTTGCTCGAATATGCGAACACTAGGATACTCATTAGAGATTCTAGCACTGATGCGGACGCTGTAGGTCAGGTACTCCTTAAAGTGCAGAATACACTTCAGACAGCATTCGCTGAACCTGATTCTGATCCTGATTATGTGCCAGTTCTTGATGGCCAATACCTGGGGTGGGATGCGTTCTAATGCCTGTCAACTATCAGCATATCCAAAGATATCAGAACTTCTTCGGGGTTGATCTTAAGACTAATGATCTCGACTTTCAGGATCAATTCTCTACGGATCTTCAGAACGTACAGTTCACGCCTACCGGGACTGTTGAGAAGCGAAAAGGCTATCAAGGTCATGCTGAGCCAGGTGCTACGTTTGGCATCTTTACATATAACAGGATCAATAGCCTAGGCGTAGAGGTTCCAGAAGTTCTAGGCGTTAGCAATACGGTCCTAAGGTTAGCGACTACGACTCTCTCTGTTAGCTATACTGGTCCTTCTACTGGAGTTGCTAACTTTCAGGTTATTTTTGATACCGTTACCGATCAGTTTAGGTGCCTTATCGAAGAGGGTACGTCTGTAGCCTTGGACTTTGCCTTGGGCGTGGCGATTGACGTTGGAGTTCCTGTTAGCGTCAATTCATTGGCAGCAGCAATCAATGCAATTGGAAGTGGTAATTTTACTGCGACTATCACAGGCGATGTAAACACTCCTGCTGCTTTCATTAAGACCGTGCCGATCGTGTCCCTAATAGGCACTTCTGTATCATGCACCGCAAAGTATTGGCAGTCTCTGAATGTAGTCCCTCAAACTGGCAAGGCGGGACCACTTCAAGGCTCTGAGACCAATAAGAATGCCGCGAACTTTGAGAACGTGTCTGCTGTTCAGGTGCAAAACTGCATTTACTTCTCAAACGGATATGACCCTGTTTTAAAATACGATGGACAGAATGTTTACAGAGCAGGCTTACCTCCTGCTAGTGATGACTCTACTGGGACTTTTACTGTAACGGCATCTGGAACTGTTGGTGCAAATTTATATATTTGGCGCGAACAGTTTGTTCAGATTGACGCCAACGGAAACCAGATGGAAGGAAACACTGTTTACTCGCAAGAGTATCAGTATAACGAGCCTTCGATAAATAACGTCACGGTTACGGTTTCTAGCATCCAAGCTGGTAGCGGTTTTAACACTAACTGCGCTCTAATTACTGGGTCTGGAACTAGCGCGACTGTTCCAGTGTCAGCAGGGTTTACAATCAAGGCAGGTGACACTGCATATTTGTGGGATGCAAACGCAACTCCTGCTGCAACCTATGTTACTAGAGAAGTGCTTTCTGTAGATAATGCACTAAATACAATCACGCTTGATTCATCTGTTGGCTATACTAATAGCGTAACCAATAGCAGGAACGTCATCTCAAATAACCTAAGAATTAGGATCTTAAGAAATAAAAACTCGGGCACTACTCCGACCCTTTTCTTTGAACTTATTGAGATCCCTAACAATTCTTTCGTCAGCACGCAGACCTTTGTCGATACTTTGGCTGATGCAAGTTTAGCTGCTCAGTTTTTAGAGCCGGTAACTGATCGCTCGCCCCCACAGCCTGGGAAATACATTTCAGCTTACCAGAATATCATGGTGACGGGCGGAAACCTGACCAATCCTAACGAGGTAAGCTTTTCTGATATTAGCAATCCTGAGTATTTCCCGTTAGTCTCAAATCAGTTTACCGTAACTAACCTTCAGGGCGATATTATTACGGGTTTACACCCTAGCTCTGAGAGCTTTCTTATTTTTCAAAGTAGGGCAATCCATGCCGTAACCGGAGATGTTCCAAACCAGTCTTTCAGGGTCGATGTCCTGACTCAAGACGTGGGTTGCGTGGCTCATGCCACCATTCAAGATGTTCGCGGAACTATCTGTTTCCTGTCTAACGTAGGTCCGAGAGTTATGACAGGAGCGGCCCTGCCCAAAGGACTTGGAACTTCAGTAGGCAATCAGTTTAACTCTCGCATTGATCCACTCTTTGCTCAGCGTGGACTAGGGTCGGATCAGGTTTATCAGCTTAAACGAGCAGTAGGCTTTAATGACCGAGTAGGTGAGCGCTACATTGTGTTTCTTCCTGCTGAAAGCCTTGATGGATCTGATCGCTACTCTAACGCAAATAGCAGGGCCATCGTTTACGACTATACCAGGGATGCATGGCTGATCTGGTCGAACGTAGACATGACTGCCGGGATTACGAGCTTTGAATCTGATCGAGAGATTTACTTCGTCGAGCGTAGACTTAGTGCGACAGGCGTTACAAACTATCTCTACCGCTTCATGAACTCAGGGACTTACCTAGACTATCAGGACCATGCAGATCCTATTGAATGGATCTACAAGAGCCTGTGGGAGTTTATGGGTAACCCTGCCGTGCTTAAGAACTTCCAACGGATTAAGATCTACAGCTCTGAGTCGATTGATAATCATTTCACAATCGACATAGCGACAGAGAAGGACTTCAACGCAGACGCCGTTATATCTAACTGTGCGATTGAGTTTGATACTTTAGGATATGGTTCAATGGCCTACGGGGTTGATCCTTATGGATCTCCAGGGGTATCTGGCTTAAAGCACAAGCTTTCTAATGGCCGTGCAATCAGTCTCAGGGTCGTGTTTAGCAATTCGGAAGAGCAAACTAACGTAGCTATTACTGGTTACGAGCTTGAAATGAGCCTACCTTACAAGCCTGGGTTTAAAACGTAATGTCTAAGTTTAGCGGGTTTCGAGCACTTAAGGCTGCTCAGACGATCGAAGAGGTTATTCAGTACCTGACTGTAAACCTTGCCATCTCCTTAAGAGAGCTTCAGGCGGGTCTTCTTAGGCTTACGTTCGATGAAAACTTCGATAGCCAGACTCTTGAGGTTACTCTTCCAGCAGGTGCTACCGTTCCTTATCCCCATGCTTTGGGTGTAATTCCTAGTCAGCGATTGATTGTGAAAGCATCAGGAAGCACAATAGATGACAGCGCGACACCTTGGACTGACACTGTGGTTTATTTCAGAAACACAGGCGCCTCCACGGTAACCGCAAAGATTATTTTACTGAGGTAATTATGGGCAAGAGAAGACCTGGCAGAACGACAATGATGTTTTCAGGCGATGAGACTGGATATGGATCTTTTAACCCTCCTCCTTTCATTCAGCCAGGAGTAACTCCTCCAACAGAAACAAAACCGGAACCACAAGTTACAACTGGGAGCGCAGGAATGACACCAGAGCAAATTGCAGAGCTTCAGAAAAGGTTTGAAGGCTATAAGCCAGAAGAAATCAAACGAGTAGCCGATGTAGGCCCGGAAGAGATGAAGGATATCCTCGCTAGAAGGCAATCTGCATTAGCGGGGTTTCAGGCTCCTGAACTAGCAGCTATGCAAGCTCAGATGGCTCTCGGTCAACAGGCTGGTCAGCAACAGCGCGAACGGGCACTTCAAGCGGCTCTAGCTAAGCAAGGTATCCGAGGAGGAGCTGCGGCTTCGTTACAGGCTCAAGCAGCTCAGCAGGCTTTCAGAGAAAAAGGCCAGATGGATACCGAGATGATGCTTAAGCAGGCTCAGCGTCAGCGTGAAGCCCTCGGAGAGTATGAAGGTGGAGTTAAAGGCTCGCTAGAGTTTGCTCAGGAGCAACAGTTTGCAGACTTAGCTCGCAACTTGGCGATGGAGCAAATTATAGCGGCTCAGCAGGCTGCTGCATTGCAGGCCGAGGCTACTAAGTCTTACGGTGAGTCGATGGCTGAAGCCTCTAAAGAAAAAGGGAAAGTTATCTGCACCGA